AACTAAAGCCAAGTGGGAACAGGAGAAAGAGAAAGCCCGCCAAGTCACCATTGCTCAACAGGGATATGAAGTGCAAGAACTGGAGGCTAAACAAAGATTGCGAGTCGCTCAACTAGATCGTGAGGCGGCTGAGCAAACTAAGCTGAAAGAGATTGCCTTGGGTGAAGGTGAGTCGAAAAGGCGTACTTTACTTATGCAGGCAGATAATGCGTTGGAAGTTAAACTTCGGGCGTGGCTTAAAGCCCAAGAGTTATATGCTGACGCGATCAGCAAGCAACGGTGGGTACCTGAAATCCAAATGGGCACTACCAATACCCAGGGAAATAGTGCCCTTAACCTTGTGGATCTATTAACCGCCAAGACCGCAAAAGACTTGGGCTTAGATCTCACAATGCCTAAGAAGTAGTTTTGAGCTTACTCCTCAAGTCGGGGCGGATTCTTAACCCCTTTCTGTCTGCCTAGGCTTGAGGAGTATTTTATTAGATATGAAATGGTCTGAAGACTTTCAATATTTCGCAAGGTGTCCGAATTGTGGTATAGTAGCCGAATTGACTGTATCTGAATTGACTAGTTACTATTATTATTGCAGGCCTGTATTCTGTGAGAACTGTGATAAAATGTTTTATGCAATAAAAGACCCTGTCACATGTCTCCTGTGTGACGAATGTATTTCACCTAAATCACTCATTTTTCGGGTGAAAAAAGAATTGTAGTTGAACAATTTCATTGGAAAGAGAACTTGTGGTGGTCGTAGCTTAAATGGACTAGAGCGTCGGGTTGTGGCCCCGAAGAATACGAATTCGAATTTCGTCGACCACACCAACTCGAAGGGTTGGGGTTCTTTTTGGATCACAACCCTTCAAATTTTTTATATGGAAACCAAAATTTGCAAGCGGTGTGGGTTTGAAAAGTCAATTGAACTTTTCAATCAAAATGGTCAAGGCGGAAAGCAGTCATATTGTAAGAACTGTAAAGGAGCTGAGTGGTCTGAATGGTATGCTAGAAATGGGAATCGTGAAAGGTTCCTTAAGAAAACTTATGAACATCATGTTAAGCATCGCCTCGCTAATCGGCAGCGGCTCCTAACTTATTTACAAGACCATCCTTGTGTCGATTGCGGAGAAACTGATCCTGTTGTATTAGTCTTTGATCATGTTAGGGGCGTTAAGGAGTTTAACATTTCAACAAAAAGCGCGACTTCATCCTGGAAAAGAATCCTCAGGGAGATCGAAAAATGTGAAGTGAGATGTTCTAATTGTCACTTAAGACGCCATGCATGCGAAGAAAATTGGTATAACGGTTTGATTAATCAATAATGTCGAATTTCGCCGATCACACCAAATTTGAGGAGAGAGGTATGGATCTGGAATACGCAAAAGAAAAATTAAAAAAAGCCGGTCTTCGAGCTCTCGCAATCAGCGGGCTTGCCGGGGCCTATCTTGTAATTGCCTCTCTAGGATCCTTTGTGATTTCGGTAACCCCTAAGTGGTTTATCTCCGCTGCTCTCTTCTCTTTCTTGGCGTACATCCTGTTTAAGGATTGAATTGTCAGCTTTTTTTAAAAAGCCCTTTTATTTAGCCTTGATTTTTTCCCTTAGAAGCCATTATAATATTATTAGAAAATAAATGAGTGATGTTTAATATGGAATGCCTCCGGTGTGGTTATTGTTGCTGCTTTTATGATGTGATAATTATATCGCCCGACGCGATTGATGCGTCGGGGAATGTTGACTTCAATAATGACAGAAGTTATCAACACAAACCTACAGGTGAGCAATGTCCTCATCTTAGCTGGGAAAACGATATCGCAAGTTGTGGTATCCACGAGCACTCCTGGTTTCGTAAAACGCCTTGTCACGCTTTCACGCAGATTGGAGACCACGGGGCGCCGTGTAGGATGGGCTTCTATATTAGGGGAAGATGCATTGATATACGTGAGCGCTTAAAAGCATTTCAGAGGGTCTCATATGAAAACTTCACCCAAAACGAAGACCAGCTCGAAGCCGAGGGGTAGACGTAGAACTGAATTAACTGAAAAAGTTTTAGCTTGTGCGGAGCAGTTCGGAGTGACAAGAAGAACTGCGTATAGGTGGGCACTAGAGAATGATTTAGAGCTATCGAACCTTGAGTTTAACCGCGACGATTATTATCGAGCTTGTGATATTGTAAAGATGCTGCAAGTTTCAAGGAGCTGGGTGTATTATCATTACTACGAAGGGCATTACACCGGCTTCAAGCTTTCCGATCACATTCTCTTGATCGAGAAGAAATCGTTCCACCACTTTCTAGAGAATGCAATCGTAGGTACATTATAGTTGGGGGATTGGCGGAATTAGGCATACGCGCATGCCTTAGAAGCATGATTCTGGAGGTTCAAGTCCTCTATCCCCTACCAATTCTTGAGGAGCGCAATAATGGGAGCTGAGACGAGTAATCGCATACTCTTTTATTGTAAGTGTACTCGATGTGATGAATTGATTCCAGTCTCCCTAGATTCAGTACGTTCCGGTGAACTGCTAAAGTCATTTATTGATAGTAGTAGTTATTGTTTTGGAGTCCCCTGCCCTGCATGCAGGGGACAGTTTATTGCTACAGTCGGTAACCCCAAAGAGTCAAAATGTGGTGAGTGCGAAATTCGAGAACATTGCCTCACTTCAGGCTCGGCAAGTTTATATTGGGTTGATTACGTTAAGCGAGGTACAGTAAGCTCTAATTTTTAAACTTACACTCCCATATTAGAGAGGCGCACAATGAGTGAAAAAATCTTTTTTTGTAGTGAGTGTGGTGACGAAATAAGTGAGGGGAGATATAATTTAGGTTATGATTTATGCTTGGCTTGTGGCGAGCGAGAGGCTCGTAAAGAAACTAAAAAGAAATCTAAGCGTGTGGCATTGGCCTATAATAAAGGTCCTTATACCTATACCACTCCGAACGACAACCCGAAAGCGTTAGGAAAAAAATAATGTCGGAATGTAGCTCAGTGGCAGAGCGCTGCGTTTGGGGCGCAGAGGCCGAGATTTCGAAACTCTCCATTCCGACCAAACCTAACTGTGCGGAATGTCCAATTTGCGTGCAGCAATTACACTGCGATAATTGTAAGTCAAGAATGGACTGCCTGCTCAGTGAAAAGCCTTTATGCTATTTACAGTATCACTGTAATCGAGATTGTCGAGGGTACGAAGTTTTTAAGCGGGTGTAGCTCAATTGCTAGAGCATCGTCTTTCCAGGGCGGAGGTTGGAAGTTGGAGTCTTCTCACCCGCTCCAGAGTTTTGGCCAGGTTTCGGTTCCATATCATCCCACGTTGTAAGAAGGTCGGTTGTAATTCCTCTTTTGCCTTTAACCTTTAGCCTCCCTCCTGATCTGGCCCAGGAGGGAGTTTTTATACTGGAATATCTTAAATGACTTGGCATACAATTATTAGCCTTATCAAAAGTATAACTCGTATAGTTGGCTACATAGGTTTGTTTGAATACTTCTATATCGGGGTCCTATTATTAATCGGCGCCGAGATTCTAGGTATTGCAGAGGAGATAAAACCTTAATGCCTCTCTTACACTGTAAGAAATGTCAACACGAGTGGGAAGGCCCCCCAACTCTAAATGTGATTGGTGCAACGCTGAAGGGTATATTTTAGCAGATGAAACTCAATTCGAAAAGTTTGTCAAGGAGCACTTCAAAAAGAAAACCCACAACGTGGTTTACATCTGATTGGCACTTAGGCCATAGGTCGATTATTGACCATTGTTACAGGCCGTTCAAGAGCATTTCTGAAATGGATGATCTCATCCTCCGAAATTACTTTGAAGTGGTTCAAAATGATGACACAGTTTACATGTTGGGCGACTTTGCGTGGGCCGCTTTTTATTACCACAGCATTCTGCCCAGCTTACCTGGCAAGATTTATTTTATACCCGGAAACCACGATGAAAAAATGTGCAACGTCATTAAACGTCACGTCCATTTACTTACTCGGCTCGAGCATTATAAGATTGACGGATATCGAGTTGTTTTAAGTCATTACCCTCTTGAGAGCTGGAATTGGATGAGGTATAATAGTTACCATTTCCACGGACACTGCCATGGAAATGAACATCGAGGTGAGTTACGGCGCAAACCTCGCCGTTACGACGTTGGAGTTGATGTTTGGGGTTTTAAACCAGTCAGTTTTGAAACTCTGTTAAAGAAGGAACTTTATGCATCCATGAAGTTTTAAAATTTCAAGACAGAAGTCGTTGAGTTGTGGGGGAAGAAAGTTCGCGTTGAATTCTTAAGGCCATTATACTTACCAACAGGCTCCTTAATGGGGTGGTTGGCCGTGCTCCAAATAGAAGCTTTCAGTACAAGCGAGGGAGTAAGCGGCTGCCAAATCAATATTTAACTTTTATACCATCCGGATGGATGTATAAAATTTATCCCATACCTGGTCCTTAAAAATTCTTGAACTCTATTCCCCCTCCCATTTAGAGAGGATTACATGGTAACTAAAAAGAAAAAGACTCCCACGAAGAATGCCCCTGCTCCTCAGGCAGAAGTGCGGGGTTATGGCAATATTCGCCCATGTACCTGTGATCATGAATATCAAGACCGTCTCTACGGTAAAGGTATGAGGCTACATACAACATGTAAAACTGGCTCGCCCGGCGGTGCAGCGTATCGCTGCACTGTTTGTGGTACAAGAAAGGGGTAAGGAATGGTAATCGCCGAAGCTTTGACAGCAATTAAAGATTTAGACCGCCGCCGCCGCACTCTTCGTAATCATCTCCGCGACAACGTCTTTGTTCTTCCTGGCCTCACCGCGGAGGAAATTCCTGACGGGGTTGAAACTCTTCTGGAAGAGTTTAAAGCCGTTATAGAAGAGATAGCCGACCTAAAGGTGAGGATTGTCAAGACCAATGTTATGACTAATCTCTCGATTACTAAAGTGGAGGAAGCTGATCCTGTAGAGGTTTCCATACTTGAAGCAATCAAGTTGATGGAGTCTTATCGCGAGCTAGAGCAGCGGTACAACGACGTAGCTGAATTGATGGAGTCAAAACAAGCTCGCTTCTTCAGCCAAGGAGGATTTAGGAGCGATCAGGCTATTCAGCTAAATCCCAATTTCATCTCCTCTGCAGCAGAAGTAAGGCTCAAGGCTGGATTTTATCGAACCGGCGCTCGACATATTGAACAAGCTATCATAAAAAAGAATTGGGCTACGGAGCTGTTATAATTTATATTGGCGGGTAGCTCAATTTGGTTAGAGCGCCGGCCTTTGAAGTCGGAGGTTGAAAGTTCGAGTCTTTCCCCGCCAGCCACTGGTTTTGAAATGCATGATACTATTTTTCCACCCCACTTGAAGCCTGCTAGTAATCGGGGCCATACTGAATGGTTTTATATATGCCCCCATTGCAATCATATAATGTTCATTGTGGGGGAGGACATTTCATCTATAGTCCACGGCAAAAGACCTCAGTATGCTGGTTGGTCATTTCGTGTACCTGAATGTGTACCAACGAGGTGTAAGCAATGTACGGGTGAATTTATGTTAATCACTCCACGAGCCCGCTGCTCGACTTGTCCGAGGAAGGTGGAATGCCTTACTCGTGGAGTGATTAATTTCATGCAACGCAAGATGTTTAAACCTTACTCAGTTATCTATCCAAAACGTAAGACTATTTGGGAATAATATGCGAACACACCTATTCTCGGTAACCAAAGATGACTTGGAAATTCAAACCTTTAAAGGAAGTGGTCCGGGGGGCCAACATCGTAATAAGGTTGAAACAGCCGTCAGAGTTATACACCCACCTTCTGGCGCGGCCGGAGAATCACAAAGTGAAAAGAGTCAGCATCGAAACAAGCGAATCGCCTTCCGGAGAATGGCTGAGAGTGGTGCATTTCGTAATTGGGTCAGAGCACGTGCTCATGAAATTATACAACAGAAAACTTTGGATCAAATAGTCGACGAGTGGATGCAACCTAAAAATATTCGGATTGAAGTTAAAGATGAGCAAGGACGATGGATCGAAGCTGACTTGTCAACGCTGCGGGATTGAGATTACTATGGATGAGTTCCTTTGTGCTCGATGTGACATGCGTTTAGACTGTCTTAGTGATGCACGTCCCCGATGTCGTAGTCATCTTTGGCTTTGTGAGCCTTGTCAAGTAGCATTGGAAAAATCATTGGGTTATTTATTTGAGGGGGTTGTTGGGTGATCAAGAGGAGATCACTCAGTGGATATTTTAGTTAAGAAAGCGTACCCAAATGCTCAATTACCAAAACGTAGATATGATACAGACGCCGGGTGGGATCTATTTTCATACCAAACTTACACCATCAAACCTGGTGAGACCATTAAACTTGATTGTGGCGTTCACGTATGGATTCCTGAAAATCATGTGGGCATCATTTTTCCTAGGTCTTCCTGGAGACAAAAAGGGTTGCTTTGCCAAGCTGTTTTTGATCATGGCTACACTGGTTTAGCTCAACCCTTTACAACTAATACCTCTAATAAGGAAGTTGTTGTCCAAGCGGAAGAGCGAGTTCTTCAATTGATGTTCATTCCAGTCGCTTTGGAGGGAGAAGTTTTTGAAGTTGATGAATTCCCCGAAACGCAAAGAGGAGAGAGTGGCGCCGGCAGTACCGGGAGATTTTAAAAGCACGGTGGATGCATTTTTACTATGTCCAATGTGTCACAAAATTAGTGGTGTTCATGTTTACTATGCACATCCTAATAGTGGATATGGTAGACTGATGAGATCATTTCTTCGAGGCTCTGTTCTTGTATTAGCACCCAGAAGTTGTTACCATTGCGGCTTTGTATTTACTGCCTGTTGTCGGGTGAAGTGCCCAGAGGATTGTGAATTACGTATTGATTGTCTTCTTAGTTTTGAAAAGGTTGTACAGGTGACACATGAGGTAAAGCTTTAAATGGATATGCCTTTAAAATGTCCTGGATGTAATAAGATTGGAATGGTTAAAGTTTGGTACACTTACAAAAATAGAAGTGTCCTCAGAAGAACCTTTGTACCTGGGCGAGTTGAAACTTTAGCTGAGACTCAATGTAGGTCATGCCATACCAAGTTCACTATGTGTTGCCGCAGTGAGTGTCCTGAAGATTGTGATTTGCGGGTACAATGCTTATCGATTGAGAATATTGTGCACATCAATAACATCAAACCAGAGACTGAGTTTGAGTTTAAACTTATAATGTAAAGGAGGTGCATGTGAGAGTTGTAGCAATTGCGTGTGTAAAGGATGGTGCTGTCTACTCCTTTGGTGCTGGTACTTATGTGGGAGATGAGGTTCCGCCGCCTGAAGTCATCGGTCCTTTTGGGCAAGTAATTTTGCCTAACCCAAAAATCGAATTGGATTCAGGGGAAGTTGTTTGGGGCTGTGAATGCTATTGGGGCCCCGAAAAAAAGATGCGCGAACGGTTTTTCCCGGAAGATGCTGTTGTAAAGGAGATCACGCCCCAGCAATACCGCAAAAGAGAATTACCTTAATCTTATCGTCAGGAGAATTGTCATGTCTCAGCTTCATGAAGTACTTGCAGTAGAAACGGGCTTAGAGCAAGCCGCTTTAAATGTGGCTAGCGAAGCTGTTGTCACTTTCACCAAAAAGACGGATCATTTTACTGGGCATGTAAGAACCCTTGAAATGTTCTCCGAAGACCGAAAAAAGGAGGAAGCCGGCCAGGAAGAAATTAAAGAGCTCACCACGACTGTCCCTGAAAAACTGGCATATGTGGCGGGCCACTTGATTCGGTATTATGATGCCTTGGCACAAAAGGAATCAACCAATCAAGTAGCAAAAGCTGATGTTGAATTACCTGATGGCACCAAGTTCCTAACAGCCATGCCTGTCACTCTTCTACTTGGCCTTGAAAACAAGCTCAGCCGTCTTCGGGAAATGTACAACTCAATCCCGACGTTAACTCCAGGGATTGAGTGGGTGCAAGACCCTCAAGCTAGGTTGCAAGGCGTCTACAAAGCTACAACGCCGGATGTCAGCCTTCGGACTGAAAAGGATTTTAACTACCGGGTTCTTTATGAGGCCACGGATAAGCATCCCGCACAAATTGAAAAGTGGAATGTTGATAAAGCCGTCGGCCAGTACCGCCGTGAAAAGACTTCCGGGATGTTATCTCCGGCTCAGAAGTCAGAACTTCTTGGGCGCCTCGACACCCTAATTGCTTCAATTAAGCGAGCTCGTATGCGGGCGAATACTACAGAGGTTATCAAGGTATCTGTAGGTAAAGCTATCTTCGACTACCTGCATACGGGACTCTAAATATATAAAGTTTAAGGGCCAAACTTATCGTCAGCTTCAGCTTTATTGTCCAGCGCGAGATTTACGACCTTGCGCGCAGTTATTGTCTTGAGCCCACAGCTTCAATGACTTTGTGTTAGTTATGATTAGTTGGTAGAGCCTTATTAAAGCCTTTAATGGGGGTTCGAATCCCCTACCCCTCTCCAAAAAATTATAACCTCTCATGTTATGGATGACAATATTTAAGATAAACATGGGAGATAGTATGAAAAGGTGTGCTCTGTGTAATGAGTTGAAACCAAAAAGCGAATTTAGCAAGTCAAGAATTTCTACAGATGGGCAGCAGATGTATCTTTCGTATTGTAAACGCTGCCGCGCTGATAAAGGAAGATTGTATTACCAAACACTCAACCTTGAACAGCGTAGAGAAATTTTTAGGCGGAGAAACGCATCGAGACGAAAGGAGTTGCTCGAATGCTTATTCAAATATCTTCAAGAACATCCGTGCGTTGATTGTGGTGAAACGGATATCACCGTGTTAGAGTTTGATCACATCAAGAAACGATATAAAACGGTTGGCCAATTAATTGCACAAACTCGGCATTGGCCTAAAGTTCTTAAGGAGATTGAAAAGTGTGAAGTGCGTTGTGCTAATTGTCATCGCAGGCGTCATGCTAAAAAAGAAGGTTGGTTTCGATTTGAAATTGCATGCAGAGATTAACTTTTTCCCATATGAGGGGTTCGTACAATGGAAGTACAGAGGCCTTGTCAATCTCACACCCTCTACGCAACGAAAGGGCTAGCTCAGTCAAATCATGCTTTGGAAACTCCAATTGAAATGGAATTATTCCAATCACATCCATGATAATGAAAGGAAGGGAAGGTAGGGTAACCTTCCCTTCCACCTTTTTTAGGAGACCCTGTGGAGAATTCAAAACCAAGCCACCAATTCAATACCTGTTTTTATTTAGCCATGATTGTCTGCCTGCTACCTTCTGCATACATCCTCGCATTTCAACCCGATTTTACTCCCCATGATTGGAATTATCTTCGCAAGACTTACGAGTGCGTTTGGGGCTTCTGTGTGGGTGTTAATTGTGTAGTATCTTATGGGTTGTGTCGCCGTGATGTCACGCTTTCATCCGTATTAGCCGTTATTTCAGGACCGATTATGTTTCTAACAATTTTGTTCGTCACAATTTATTTGGGTCTCAAGAGGAATTAAACGTTATTCGCTCACGGATCTAGAGCTGGATTCTTTACACTACCTTGCGAAGATTGTCCACGACGGGATTCAGAATGTTTGCACTCCGAGGTATGTGTCCAGAGGTATACTACAATGTGTAAAGATTTTAAGAAGCGGGTCTTAAGACGCCCTTTTTCTGCACTATCTGCATTATTCACTGCAATCTCATGTGGCTTTCTTGTTTGGCTGGCGTTGCATTACTTTGCATTGGTCATCGTATTACCCGGCTGCAGCATATCCTTAGCTTTAATTTGCTGGATAATTTTAAAGTCTACTAACCAATAATCTGTTTCTCCATCCACTTATCTTATCAAAATATAAATATCACCTCAAGAACAATCCAATAATTTAAGGAGTTACCATGGCAGGCGAAAAGAGCTGCGTTACCCTTCTATCAGGAGGGATGGACAGCGCCACGTTACTTGCACTCGCTACGCACAGTTTCAATAAGGTTTTTGCATTAACCTTAATTTACGCTCAACGTCATGACCGTGAAGTTGAATCCGCAAAGAGGGTAGCGGAATTTTACGGAGTGCCCCACAAAATCATGGACATCAGTAACATCAATGCTCTCTTACAAGGATCAGCACTGACCTCTTCGGAGATCGACGTACCAAAAGGGCATTACGCTGAGGAGAATATGAAGCTGACCGTCGTCCCAGCTCGTAATACTATTTTGCTAAGTCTTGCCGCAGGGTTTGCGATTAGCCTGGGTTACACGCATGTTTCCTTTGGTGCTCACGCTGGAGATCACGCAATCTACCCCGACTGTCGACCTGAATTTGTTGACGCAATGCAAAACGTCTTTTGCAAGTTCCACTTCTGGCCTATCGGTATTTGGGCGCCCTTTCTGGATTACACAAAGGGGGGAATCATTAACGCAGGTAAGCCCTTAAACGTACCCTATGAATTAACCTGGACTTGTTATGATCCTCAACCTAATGGTCTTGCATGTGGGAAATGTGGAAGTTGTACTGAGCGGATTGAAGCCTTCTACGAAAATAGGCTGATCGATCCTGTTCAGTATGTTGGTGGATGGGATGTTGCATTAAAGAATGCGTTAGAGGTTTTAGAGAAAGGACCTTCACGCTAAAAAATTTTTCTCTTAGGATGGTCCCGATCGATGCTAAAAGACTTACTTGAGTGTTTGGATGACGAGCAAAAGTTTCAAATTTATATTGAGAAGCTAAGAAGTGATTTAGCTGCCATTGCCCGTATTAAAGACGCTAATATTGACTTTGAGAAATTGCCCGCCGATATGCAGTATTACTTAAGCATGAAGGCTGAATTTGAATTTTTGAAACGATCGATTGATAAACAGATGAAACTTACTTCGATTCCCCGCTTGATTGAACTAGTCAACAAAGGGAACTATGTTTCCGCGAAACTCATCGATACCGCCCTTGAGGGCATCCCAGCATATTCAGTCTACAGCGATCAATTATCTCGAGTCACTTTAGCCATCGACACCATTCAATCTGGAGTGACGGGTATGTGGTTTAAAAAGGATGCGCTAGTTAATTTAACTGCATCAAAACGACGTCAAATGGATTCCGAACGCTATGAATTTTAACTTTGCCTTATTGAATCTAATCTAAATGGAGAATGCTAATGTCTGAATTTCTTTTGGATGCTTTGAAAAGTTCCCTTGATCCCGAAAGTTTTCGTAAGCTTGTTGAAGTAAGAGCCTCGATGGAAAAGCGCTTCATGCGTTTAACTGATGAGACGAATGTCGTTCGAGTTTTGCCTTCCTCTCAACCCGGCAAACTTTGGTTCAGAGAAGTGCAGAACCACTTCAAGGTTGGAGGGGCCGATAAGAAGGGTGTTTGTACATGTAATGCATCTGAAACTCCTCAAGGTCCTTGCTTTCCTTGTGATGTTATCAACTTTTTGAAAACGTCTCCCAACCCTCAAGACCAGGAATACGCGAAAGCGCTTCGCCCGAGTCGTATTTACTGGGTGAATGCATATAACCCAAAAGCTGATGTGCCTGTTGTGAAAATTCTTCCGCTGAGCTACACTACGTTTCAACAACTATTTCAACTGTATCTGAGTGGAGAAGATATCTTTCTCAATGTTGAAAATGGTGTTAATGTTATTATCAACAAACAACCTGGAAACAAGTACTTCGTTCGTCTTGATAGGCAAACTTCTCCGATTGTTTCAATGGAGCTCCTAACCCAATGTCATGATCTTGAAGTGGTTGCACAAGATCAGCGGAAGACGTACGAAGAACAGATGGCGCTTTATCCGCCTGAGTTTGTCGTTCAAATGCGGTCAGCTGGTGTTCTATCAATCAAACCTGCAGGAGCTTCGACTTCTTCAGCCCCTCAAGCTCAAACCATGACTGCGGCTTCTGGACCTGATCCGAATGAAATCGCTAAGAACATGGAGAAGTTGATGGCCGAAGTCTCAAAGGTTCCTACCACTACTCTAGATGATCTAGACTAATATGAAGGTGTTTGAATGGAAGAAGAGAAACTTCAACAAGAGGAGAGTAAGAAGGAAAAAAAGAAGAAGAAGTCAATACTCGAATACGAGATAGACTTCGACTCTCCTGAGTGCCATTCAAACATTAGAGAGTTCATTCCTACTGGAATTCCTACCCTTGATTTTATCATTGGACGCCCAGGAATTCCAGTAGGGCGGACTACAGGTTTTGTTGGAGATCCTGGAGTTGGGAAAAGCTCTCTAGTTTATTCGATCTTGGCACAAACACAGAAAATGGGTGGTGTCGCGGTCTTGAGCGATACTGAAATTGTTTTAGAGAAACATCGAGCTCAAATTGTGGGGCTTGATACGGATAAGCTTGTTTTATTTCAAGGTCTTCAATTGGAAGATACAGTCCCGTTGATTGAAGACATGATCGCACACCGCAATAAAGTCAATTCTAGTGCCCTACTTTGCATCGCAATCGATACTATTTCAGCGTTGGCTAGTGAAAGTGATTTATCGATTAAATCTGATGCGATGCCTCAACCTGGATTCCATTCCCGATATCTGAGCTTCGCCTTCCGGCGACTAGTACACAAGCTAGCCGCTAGTAGGACCGCTCTTGTTCTTGTGCATCAACCTCGAGTGAAGATTGCTACGATGGGGTATGGGAGTCCTTTAACTTGGATCGGAAAGATTCCTACGACTCTTTACTCCTCTCTAATCATCCAACTTAATCGGTTTAAAAATATTAAGAAGGGTGAAGAGATCGTTGGTATCGAAGTCCTCGCAAGATGTATTCGTAACAAAATTGCACCCCCACATCGCTCTTGTAAATTTCTTATCAAGTTCGACTCAGGGGTTGATGGCATTTCACCTATTTTGGATATCCTCACTCTTGGGGGTAATGTTATAAAGAAGGGTGGATGGTATACTGATTTACAGGGAGTGAAATTTCAAGCATGTGATTTCAAGGAGTATTATGAGGAACGCAGGCTTGAACTCGACGAAAGGGTCACCGAAATTATTAGTACTCTTGATATCACGGAATTAATGGAAGAAGAGGGTGAATAAATGGATATGGAGTTTGTTAAAAGATTCAATACAGTTGAATCGACCGTTAAAGATCTCCAACGACGTATCAAGAAGTTGGAGGAACTGAATTGTGGTTGTTCAAAAATGCCTTGGGATAAAAATGGCCCAATGCGAAAAGAAGGTACCTAAATGGATTGGTTGAATAAAAACGTTACGCCACTACTTGCCATTATAAGCGTAGTCGGCGGCCTCGCGATTCTCTATCTCTTTTCAGCCACGAAAATGTCTCCAGAGAACGAGAAAATTGTGTTAATCATAATCGGAGTTTTGTCGGGGTTGATCACCCAAGTATCTTCATATTACTTTGGGAGTTCCAATAGTTCATCGAAGAAAGACGAAACGATGGGTAAAGTCTTGCTTAATGGTTATGGTAAAGCAAAGCCTTGTCCACCTCCGGCTACTCCTCCGGCTACTCCTTAACCCTAACAGCGTTCCTTCTCATGCTCTCTACTGTCAAACTGAAGCATGAGAAGGAATAAATTACTTTCAAAGGAGCCGTAGTGGCCCACAAAGATTTAGAAATACATAAGCAAGCGTTTGAACTTTACGTGCAGGGTCTTTCTTTAGAGGAAATTGGAATACAGTTAAATGTCAGTCCTAATACTGTGCGTTATTGGAAATCAGCTCGTTGTAGGTGTAGTTGTGGGTACCACGGCTGGATTGCGTTTAAAAAGAAGCTAGCCGTGCAGGTACCCGCAACGGTTGTTGAATCTGTTACAACCGCTCTTGCCCCTAAACTTACTGCACAGCAAATGATCGTACTTCTTGAGACTATCGTTGCGGACTCCCTGACAAACCCTCAAGGGAAATTGAGGCCTCAAACTTGGCGAGAACTTCTTGAAACATTTAGGCTTATTGTTGAGCTACGAAAGGCTTATGGTGCTAACGAAGAAGAGTTCGAGATTTCCGAAACCCGGAAAATCTCAGGTCGGATGGATATCCACAACCTCGTTGATCAATTCATGCAAAAAGTGGAAGCTGAGAAGAGCTCGAAGGGTTCCAATGTAGTCCGCGATCTTCTCAGCCAGTCCCTTGAATCGGAGTAGTTATGTATCGCCCAACTTGGCGTTGGACTCAAGGTATCGCAATTGTGGGGGCCGAATGTAGTGGCAAGAGTACCCTTCTTGCTAAACTTGAGCCCCTCATTGAGGCTCCAGTAATTCGTGAATTAGTCCGAACTTTAATTAGAGAATCCGGATTAGTTACACCCCCAGCGTTTGGGAGTGATTATAAAGTCACTAAGAGGTTCCAGGAGGAGTTGCACGGGATTCGAGTGAAAGCTCATTTGGATGCTGAGACTCCATTCCTAGAAGATCGTTCGACTATTGATAGTTATGCTTACTCCCTAGCGGGATGTGGTAGAGATCCTGCATCTCAGGAATGGTTTGAAGAGTTTTCCGTTCTTTGCCGTAAGCATGCCCGAAGTTTTTACAATTTTGTAATCCTCGTACCCAGTGGAAAGTTTGCAATGGAATCTGACGGATTGAGAAACCCTCTTCCATATAATGCAATGATGATGTATTATTTAATACAGGGTTTACTAATTGATTGGGAAATACCTTTCCACACGTTGGAGTCGGTTAATATCGAAGATAGAGTTGCCGAATCAATTGAAGTTTTAAGACAGCTAAACCTCATCTCCGTAAAGTACTTTACATAATATGTCGAATCCATTTGGACTTAAAAAAATGGGGAAGGCCGAACGGGAGTTTTTAAAACAAGCTGCCCTTGAGAGGTTTGACTTCTTTAATGCGGCCTTCCTCGACACTGTACTCAGGGATTTTCATCAAAAGTGGTTTGAATTTCAATATACTAATACTCGTACACTAGTTTTAGGACCTCGTGCGAGTTGGAAATGCGTCGATTCAGAAACCTTAATCCCCACTTTAGATGGCTTGAAATACATTCATGAACTCTCCCCGGTCTCTCCTAATGGGCTGCCCTTCACTGAGAAAATTACCCAGCAGGCCTTCTCTTGTCTTGGTGTTACTGATGTTTCCCAAATCTATTGTAATGGCTATGATAAAGCCTTTACAGTAGAAACTGAAGATGGCTTCTCTTTCACATGCTCCGCGGAGCATGGATTATTTACTTGGGACAACCACTTCCTTCGATTTTTAGAATTGGGGATGCTCAAGGAGGGGGATCAATTAGTTTTCCGAGGACTGTGGGGAGTATTTATCGACGACGACAACCCATTCAACATCCCTCGAGATCTTTGGTTTACAGCTCTAGCCTTCTTCTATGCCACATACCCTGATCGTTGGGGTATCATTTGGAGGCAGCAAAAAGCTCGCCGTACAATTTCTAGACTCTTCCGAAAGTATTTTGATCATACTAGTTGGGGCGCCCTGCCTCCTAAATTTGAAGAGTATTTGGTTTCAAGAGGGTTTGGAAACTCTCATTTATTACCCGCTCCATTAAGAAAATGTTCTTACGGAGCCTCAAAGATTATTGCTAAAACATTTTGGTGGTTTAATCAGCATGTTAAATTTAGTGTAGATCAAGCTAAAGAGGTTCAAACCTGGTTTTTAAATCTGGGTCTTCCATTACGTAGAATCGGGGCTACTCTTATGCATAAGAGTCCTGACCTTCGAAATCATTTCAAAGACGTGCTCAATGCTCCCGACGATACATTTTATATGCTAAGATTTGCATCGCATCAGATTGAAAATTACGCAGATTTAGTATTCTTAGAGCTGAATAATAGCGCTTTTACACCTCCAATTATTAAACTGCAAGCAAAAGAGTATCTCAAAAAGAAATCCAGTTTTCAAGGTCGGCCCCAAAAAGCTGAAGAGTTTGTATCCCGATTCCTGCAGTATGCACCGAACGTTAAGCGCTTTGCTTTTATGTTCAGATTCCCATTCTTTCTTCAGAAGATAAAATCCATTACGCCCTGTTATCGCCTTATGATGGATCTAACAACCACTGAAGGGAATTACATCGCTAATGGAGTTATAGGTCACAACTCTACCATCCTTGATCGTCATTATGCAATTTGGAGAGCTCTCAAGAATCCAGACATCCGCATTGGCATCATCTCGAAATCCAGTCTTCTGTCATCCAGTTTCGTTAGTCAAATAAAACACATCTTAGAATCCAATATACGGATTAAGACGATCTGGCCAGAGTTGATTCAACCGGATAAAGCCCCTAAGTGGAATAACAATGAAGTGACCTTAATTAGGCCCACTAGCTCTGCTGAAGCTACCTTTACTGCTCTTGGGGTTGGTACAACCTTAGCCGGACGTCACTTTGATGTCTTAATTTTTGATGACGTCGTCGATACCGATTGCCAGGCGTCTCCGATACTGCGGAAAAGAATTTGGGATTGGTTTAGATTTGTCGCTATGCAAACTCTTAGTGTAGCAGAATATACCCAAGCTCATATAATTGGTACACTTTACCACGTCGATGATTTGTACCACCAGGTACTCCAATTTGAGAGAGAGAATAAGGGTGGTTGGAAGAGCTTCATCCAACCCGCAATCAATCCCGACGGAACTTCTTTCTGGGAAGACTCCTTTCCACTCACCGAGCTTCAGAATATTGAAGCGACATATGGGACTGATGTGTTTAGATTACAATATCAAAACGATCCAGAATTTGGGGGGAGTGGACTTGTGAATTGGGGAGATCTTGAAAATTGCTACTACGAGCCCTCTGATGAATCAAATCCCGATAGGCTTGATATCAATATGGGTGTTGATCTAGCAGCTCCAGGAACTGATAAACAAAGCGGCCATAGTTCCTTCGCTGTGGTTACATCTGGTACTAATCGAGAGACCAATCAAATTTTTGTGCTCGATGCGGTTAAACGTAAAAATTTGAGAATGTCGGACCAGCGGGATATTATTGTCAATCGATACGAAATGTATCGCAATGTCTATACAATTCAAATTGAAGCGTATGCGGTGCAATCGTATTTCCATGAATACCTAGCCGAATGTGAAATTCCTCTCCCGGTGTGTAAGGTGTATACGGCTGGAAGTAAGGAATCACGCCATGAATTTATCTTAACACTATTACAAAATGGACGCCTCAAACTTCGCAAGGATCTACATAGAGAGCTCGTCGAGGAAATCGTTAATTTCCCTTCTACATCAGCCGACTTGATCGATGCCCTGTACATGTCAATCAAGGGAGTGAATCGAGAACCTCGAATTAGGTTTTTAAATATGTAGATGCCTACAATGTTGTTTCATTAGTAGTGGTCCTTTGACAAATTTCTTTGTGAAGTCTCAGACGTTTGGGGGAGGTCTTGTGGGCGCTTTACTAGATATTGTAAAACATTTACAACCAGTTGAAAAGAGGAGAACTCTTTCACCCGCCGAGGTCTCTGCAGAACAGCAGCGTCTAACGCCGATGGCAAGAGATCTGCGCTGGGCTTTTTATAATCCTCCCGCAGACTTTCGTATCCTTATGCAAACCTATCTTTCCAATGCATGGGTTTATTCAGCTGTGTATTTAATTGCAAGTACCGCATCATCCGTACCCTTTTCCCTGTATACCCGAAAATCTCGTCGCCCTATAGACTCAGAGCATTTCCTGAACGATGTGATTCAACAACCAAATGATTATATGACCTTTACAGACTTACTTGAAAATACATTCATTTGCTTGGAGCTTGTAGGGAATGCATTTTGGGAATTGGTTTATAATGAACATGGTATGATCAGAAATATTTATTTTTTAAACCCCGCCAATATGCGAATACTTCCCGACGAACAAACCTATGTTCGAGGGTATGAATACGTTATGGGCAGTAATGTTATTAGATATGACCCGCATGAAATTGTTCATTTTAAATATGCCAACCCCTCCAATGAGTATTGGGGGATTGGAAGTGTTCAAGCGATCTGGGATCAGATCATTCTTGATGGATTTGCAAAAGATTACAACGCAAGATTTTTCCTTAATGATGCCACTCCGAGTGGCATCATTTCAACTCCTCGCCCCCTCACCGACAATGCATTCAATAACTTGCAAGCAAGATGGGATCGAAGACATGAAGGTCATAAAAAGGCCTTTAAAGTTGCAGTCCTAGATGATGGAATGAAATTTGACCCCGTAGCTACTACTCCTCGAGACGCTTCATTTATTGAAATGCGTAAGATTGTTCGAGATGCTCTATATGTAGGAACTGGCGTCCCTCCTGTACTCGCAGGAGTTCCCGACGTAGCGAATTACTCTACAGCTCGAGTTGCTCAAAGTATTTTCTATGATAGCACTATCGCTCCCAAATTGAGGAAGGTGGGGGATACCATCGATAAAAAGATTGTTAAACCTCAAGACCCTAATCTTATGGGTGCTTTTGATACTTCAGTTGCTCCAATTAACATAATTAAACTTTCTGCTAACTCTCGAATTGTGGAGAGGTTGGTTAAAGCCAAACTCGTCACAATGGATGAGGCAAGAGCCCTACTTGGTCTCCCCCCGTTTACCGAAGAAGCCAAGAAACAAAGACGCTCAAACTCTTCCGGAAACTCTGCTGATGGCAACGCTGCAATGGGAGAAGCGGAAGGTGATGGATTTGCTAGATCGGATGCAGCAGGTGATGGTGGTGATGGCAGCGGCGGAAGTGGTCCTACTCCTAGTTATACTGGACCTCAAGCGTCGTCGGGTAATACGCAGCAGTCTTCAATAAGTTTCTTTAAGGGGTAGGGATAATAAAAGAGGATGAAGCTCAGTCAAATTAATCCAAACTCTTTACGGGCCGTAAGTGACCGTGAAGTTACCGCTCTTCATTTTCGACTTCATGAATTGGCTGCACCTTTCTTGAAGTCGAAACTTTATGACGATGCCCGCTTTCTTAACATTGCCCGAAAACATCGAATCGTCGGTGCTGAAATGATTCGCAGGGGCCTCCGGTTTAAGATTTCTGATGAACTTGATGAACTCGCCCACCCCGACGTTACCCCTTTCATCGAGGTTTTCGCTAAGTTAATCCCAGAGCGATTGAATGAGTTAACAAAGATTGAACTAATCAAGTTGCACAATCAATTGCATTCAGTGTGGGAGATTATCCATGTTTCACATGAGCTGGGAGTTCGTCAACAAGAGCAGCTTTGGAATTGGCACAAACTTATAATTAACGCCCTTGAACGTCGGGACATTCAACACCCAGAGGGCTGGGATTCATTAGATCGTCCGCTAGGTAATACTCTTGCGGCTAACAATCGAATCTTCCCTTCAGGCAGTGAGTCTGGACCTTGGGTTTTTGTGGAAGATTTAATCCCGCATATTCCAAGTAGTGTTATCATTGCACCTCACATAGTTCTTGTTGATTCGACCCGAAAACTTATTTACCTATCAGATATTGGTGGACGTCAATTAATCAAAGTAATGTATTTCCGCATCTTAAGGCAGTTTCCTCGAACTATGTGGGATTCTTTTCGAGCCGCGCCTATGGATGAACTTGGCTCGGTAGATTTTTCTTACGATTTGGTTTTAACTAAATTGGATCCAATTTGGACGATCCAATTGAATCTTCAATTTGCCGACCTGTGCTTAGTCAAACCCTATCTCTATATTGTAGGAGGTTTAGCCAATCGAGGTGCCTCTAAGAATGATGTGGATGTACTTCTACGCGCAGGCTGCTCCCCTGAACTTGAGAGAACCGCCTTTTCAAAATTTGTCGAGGCCTTCCCTAGTCAACTTAAGGAAAGATTCTCGAAGGTTGAAGATTCTGGTTTAGGGCCGTACACCTCATATCTAGGTATTATGTCCCTGGATTTAGTCCATTCAAAGGAGGCGGGTGCATGAAGTCAACCGTAAATGCTGACCTTGCAGATGCTAGACATCAAGCGCAAACAGATAAGCTCATGGGCCCGGGCCACTTCTTTTTTCCGTGTAAGACCACCCTCTCAATTTCTTCGTATCGAGAAGCCGAAGTTTTCTCCATCCAACAACTCTTGGACTATATGCGTGATTGGTCGACCCGCCTTCATGAAAAGTTTGTTCCTGTAGCCATCCAAGGAAAATATGATGGCGTCTCATGCTTTCTGCATAGAGACAAGGAAGGCAATTTTTTTGCCTTTACTGAAGATGGGTCTGAAATTTCAAAGCGTGTCCCATTCTTAATTGACCTTGCTAAAAACCAATTACCTGAAACGGATTGGATTATTCTAGGTGAGTTAGAGAAATGGGTATCAAGAGGTGGTAAAAGGGTTCATCAGGGTCGAGAGTATATCTCAGGTGAACTCCATCGTGATGGAGACGCTCTTGATAAAAGCTACACTTGGAATATTTATGACTTACTCTGGTATAATGGTGAGGACATACACGCTCAAACTTACCAAGTGCGGTTTTCCAAACTTTCGGATGAATTTAAAATCAAACAATCTGTGTTGAAAAGCCCCTCCCCCGGCTTTAATTTAACACCTACTACTACCTGTCTTAATGCTGACCAATTAACAAAAGTAATTAAAGCACTTGACCGTATCCCATCTTTAGAAGGAGCAATGATTAAAAGATGGGATGGGTTTAAGTATTCTTTGAATGGAAGAACAACTGAGGAATTAAAATTTAAAAAATATGCAGAATGCCATCTCTGGGTTACCGACAAACGACTCATCCGAGGCTCAACTAAGACTTATCAGTATAAGGTGGCAGTTGAAGTCCTCACATCGGAGCTTGATGAAGTTAACGTCTCCAAAGTCATCGACTTTGAAGGAAAGAAAGCAATGGTTATTGCAAAGACGTTTAATACTAACGTTGAAGCGGAAGTTGGAGACGTTGTTACGATTGTTTTCCATAACCTCTTCGCAACACGAGACGAAGAAGGTAAACTTACCTTAACTTTATATGAACCAAGAGTTTATGAAAATAGAACACTCGCAAATAAAGGGGAACACCCCGATACTATTACTACTTTACTAAAAATTGGAACCGACTCTGAACTTCTTTCTTACAAATATTTAAAACCTGCCGACGATACCATCCCGTTTGAATTAGTTAAACAGTTGAATGTATTCATGCAATATCCTAGCGAGGACGAGCAGCATGAATTTATTATTCACAATCATTGGCGTGGGTCTACTGTTCATGGAGATCTTAGAATTCAAAGTGTTAGAAATCAATTTCTTCTTGGCTATACTTTAAACATCCAAGTGAAAGGTGAGGCCCCCGAAGTTACGACGGTTGAAGAAGCAAAGCGCCAAGTCGATAATACTGGTCTTTGGAAGTTCAATGCACATACTGGAGACTTCATGTCTCGTCAGACTCGAGCGGGCACCAAAAAAGCGACTTCGATAGTTGTCGAACTTAAAGAACCCGAACCAGTAGAATGGATGACTTTCGAAGGGGTTGCACAATCCGGTGATGTTGGTAGCACCCAAAATTATCCCGGAGTTTTTGTCATTGCAGCAAAAGGTCAAGCTGAGTACGGTTTTAGAACCGGATACTTCCATGAATACTGGCTACATTGCTCTTCTTGGAAAAATGGTGGACAGCGCCTAGTCTTTAGACAGTTGGCTTCTGATTTTGATAAAGGGATTTCCATACCTGAATTTTTGAAGTGGGCCTTCAATGTCGATGAAGCTCCTGAAGAATTTATTTACGAGAATGGCTCACTCATTTGCTCTTTGGGTGAAGTTCCTTTGCCGGACAACCTTTCTTTTGATTTTGAGAATATTATAAAGGCCGACCTTCCCCCATCAGACCCTCAGGACATTCGTACTCCAACTATGTGGATGATGGTCAAGCCTAATGATGATATACCATACGTTCTATCTCCTCGAGCTGTAAAGAAGGGTCGCATTCCTCCTTATGGGATTTCAGCTTTGCCTCGATCTTTACGTTTACGTATCCCGAAAGAGTATCAGTATTGGACAATGCGAGAACCTGATCAAGCAAAGGCTGTGAGAGATAACCTTGTTGGAGCAATCAAGCGAAGAGATGTAAAACTTGACTTGGCCTCGATTTACAAGAATACTGAAGTCTTTAGTCTTAAGGATGGAATTGAATATTCATTCGTTTTAAACAAGCGCACTTGGCGTGGACCTATTGTGATTCGTGTTGGCTATAGTGCAATCATATACGATCTTTGGATTGCTCAAGACAACCACGCCCTGCTGTTCTCGTTCTCTTCAGATCCTCGTGAAGGAGAGGCAACTGGAACAATGCAGAAACTTAATGATAAGGCTCTCATGTCATTAGTGGGCCCTCAACCTCCAAAATCTCCCTTAAATCCGAACCTCAAAATTCCAGTCAACATTGAACGACTTCAAGAAGGTAAACTACAATTGTATGACAATACTGAAAGTGTCAAGAAGTTTTCGGTTAATTCAGATGGCTGGAAGGGAATGTTTTTAATCTCACAGGACGATAATTCTAATATTTGGAGCTTAGAACCAACCGCATCGATTGGAGATAAAGAAATGAAACCGGATCCCACTGACGACATGTAGCTGTATGTTACTTTTTTGATCAATTGAGGACAAAATTAAAAACGAGTCTATCTTTGGAGGACAGTAACGTGTCAACTGAACCTGCTGAAAAATTAGAAGACATTCAATTCGGGGATGCGTTTTTTGAGATCACTAAAGCTCAAGATACTATAAGTGAAGAGAGTGGTGAGCTTAAACGTATTGTAACCGGTTATGCGGCTGTTGCGGAAGTCATTGATTCACAGTTCGAAATCATCACCCGAGAGGCCTTAGAGAGTGCCGCGAAAGATTTGCTTTCGTACACTACTGTACTGTATAATCATGACCCCGACCGCCCGATTGGTAGAGTACTTGAAGCGAAACCACAAGGAAATGGACTTTTTGTGAAGGTTCAAATTTCCACAACGGAAGACGAGATTTGGAATAAGATTACCGAAGGTATCATCTCCAAGTTCAGTTTCCGGGGCGTAGTTACTGACTACGCCGAAAAGTATGAAAAGAGCTTAGACCGGTACATCACTGAAATTAAAAGTTTCCGCATCTTCGAGATTTCTCTTGTCTCGGTCCCCGCTAATCCTGAAGCAAAGACGTTACACCACTATCTTTCCAAAGCCTTAGAACATATAAAGAAGGAATCTCAGACTGCTCAGGTAACTCCCGAGAAGACTGATGAAACTCCAAATACAGGAGGGCCTAAACACACTATGGACCAACAAATCATAGTTAAGTCCGCCGAACGGATGAAACTCATTGCAAGTCTTTGTGATAAATTGGCCGCCGCCCTCCAGGATATGCCACAGGTCGACGCTCGCTTGCTCGCTCTCGTAAAGAAAATCAAAGCCGAGGCCCAAGCTGAGATGGGCGCTGAGGAAAAGTACCCTGCTCCTCAGCCTGCTGAAAGTGATATGGATATTACTAGCTACGATCCTGTTATGGAAGGCGTGAAAAGCCGTATGGCTGGCCTTGAAGATAAGGTTGCCGCGGTTGAAAAGAGCCTCGCAGATTTGCCCGCTTCTCTTGCGGAGTCTATTACGGAAACCGTCAAGGGAGTGACTGAAGAGTTAGTAAACGCTAGAATCACGGAACTTGATGCTAAGGTTGAATCTCAATCCGACATCATCAAAAGTTTCGCTGAATTACTTGATACTTTAAGACCTTCCCTCGGTCTTCCGGATGGCCAACCCATCGAAAAGACTGAGGACCAAAATCCACAAGGGGGTGAAACCTAATGGCTAATGAAAATCTTGAAAGGGCAAAACAACTGATTAGCCAGCTGGTTAGTGATTACTCCACCAAACAAGAGCAAGATAAAGTTGAGAAACTGCTCGGTGATGTAATGCACGAACTAAAAAAGGCGAGCCCCGGTGAGCGGAAGGGTCGTTTTGATACTAAGGACGCTCAAGAAGTTATTAAGAGTGCTTCCAACCAAAATGCCGGTATTAAAGCGATGTTGGAATTCCCAACTAACGACCCCGTCGTAAAATCTTTCCAGCAACTGAACGACGACGTCTATCTTCTGTCTCAAATGTTGAATACCCGGCCTGAAGATTTGCAGCTATACAAACAACTGCAAACACATCCTTTGATAAAATCTGACGACCATTTTGATACCACTGGTCGTGCCACCACTCCTTACACTGGCTCTCAAGCCTATGGTGGTGACTGGATTCCTCTCGGCTTTTCTTCAGACCTCATCGACATTATCCGGCTCGAGCTTAAAGTTGCTGCTTTGCATCGTCGTATCAATATGCCGACCCCTCAGTATAAAATGCCGGTTGTCGGTGCGGATATGACCGCCTACCTAGTATCAGAAACTGTTGATTCTACTTCAATGAATGCGCCAACCGCTACCCGTCCATCTACTGGTACTGCTGTAACGTTGGACGCTACCAAGATTGGTTCAATGGTTTACTTCTCTGAAGAAATCACTGAGGATAGCTTGATCCCCGTTATTCCTTACTTGAAAGAAAGTATGGCTCGGGCAATGGCTAACGCTCAAGAGAATGCCGTTATTAATGGCCAGAAAACTGGTGCTATTGATAGCGGCGCTGCAGGTACTGATGTGCGGATGGCTTGGGATGGTTATCGTAAATGTGCTCAAGCTGCGGCTAAAGTTAGCCTAGCTGGTTGGACCGCCGGTGGCACTTATTCACAAGCTACTGGCTTGCTTCGTTCAATGCGGGCGAAGATGGGCAAATATGGTACCGATCCTAAAAATCTTGTTTGGATCACTAGCATTGCTGGATATCACCAGATGCTGGGCATCGCCGAAGTTTTGAAGCTTAACGAATACGGCCCCAACGCCACCATTTTGAGTGGCGAGCTTGGCAAATTTGATGGTATCCCCATCATCGTTTCCGAATTCGTTGCCAGCAACCTAAATGGTTCTGGTGTTTATGATGGTGTGACGACCAATAGTTCAATCATCGCTCTCGTCCATACTCCTTCCTGGGTGTTTGGTGATCGGCGTGCTATTTCCGTCAAAACCAAAGATAATCCGGAATATGACAACCATTTGCTTGTGTGTCACCAGAGACTTGACTTCAAGCCTCTGTATGCCGTTGCGTCGAACTACCTAGTATCTATCGGCTACGCTCTTCCCAACATGTAATTAAGTTAACCTCCCAACGTAACTTTAACTGGGGAGCTTCGGCTCCCCATTTTATTTGTTCCCCTCTTTTTGTATTCCTTTCAAATTGTTGGTAGGGTCTTGCATTAAATCTGCAAAGAGGTTAACCTATAATGCTCATTCCACCGTCCGATGGGTATATCAGACAAGCTCAAGTCACTACAGCAATTAGTGATCATACTTCCCACGTCGATCCACATATTCAATATGCACTTCTTTCAGGCCGAGCCGGGCAGACATTAAATCTTTCAGCACTGCAGGCGTATGATAGCAATGGATTACACCTTCGCGATGACGGCGGGAATCTGGGAATTTTTATTAAAGATGGTGGAAATGTAGGAATTGGAACTACTGATCCCACTCAGAAATTGTTTGTCGCGGGACATATTTTAGTACAGGGACCTGATGGATTTAATTGGTCAAATGAGACCGCCGCCGTTTATTTTGGTGATACAAGTAAATACCTGCAAGCCATGTGGGGTGGTGGTTTTACCTTATCTTCGAACGACGCCATTCTAATACGAACCACCTCAGCAAATCCAATCCATTTTGGAACCACAAATGATACCGATACTTTATGGTTAGACTCTTCGGGTAATATTGGTATTGGAACATCGTCTTTTGGAACTAGTGCAGTCAGAGTGCTAACCATCAGTAATGGTATTGCTCCAACAACATCTCCTGCCGATGTGGTT